GAACCATCCTTTCAGTTTCTTGCCCGCTTCTCTGGCCGCCAGCGTGCGGCGTCGATTAGTGACTTGAAGGGTTCCTTTGTCCGTTTGAGCCACAAAAACATAGGGCGGCTCTTTACCTTCCTTCGCCCACTGAACGTATTTTAGATAGGTCGGATGTTGCTTGATGCCGTCTTCTGCTTCGGTGATGGTGAGGTCGTTCGGGTCGAACTCCCGCAGGAAATTGATGTAACGGTTCTCCATGCTTCCGTACTCATCTATCTGCGCCGACCCGATGGGGTATCTCTTGAATTCGGCGGGCGCGTCCATCTTGTTGTTTCCCGCGTGCTCGTTCCGCGCGACCAGTTCGTCCGGGGTTGCGGTCAGGGCGTCTCGAACCTCGGCGACGGTCAGGTTGAACCGTCCGGCGATCTTTGATAAGCGTGCCGGGTCTAGTTCACCGCCTTCCTTTTCGGGCTGCCGCGCCTTTTCTTTCGCCTTGCGCTCCGCCGCTTCCCGCTCGGCCTTCTCGGCCTCCTTCGCCTTGCGCTCCGCGTCTTCCTTGGCCTTTTTCTGCTCGGCCTCCATGGCTTTTCGGTCGGCCTGGGCGAACAGGTCTTCTCCGGGGGGTGGTTCGGGTCGCTTCTTGCGGGTGCTGTGATAGGGCGCGACCACGGTTCCGCGCTTGGTGACGTGGCCGGACACCTGCACCTGCTGATCGAACAGGCCGGGCTGAAAGGCTTTGAAGAACAGGTAGATGGCGGTCATGGCGTCAGGTCACCGCGCCGTCCGGGATGCCGGCCTTGACTGTCCTGATGTCGGCTTTGACGATCTTCGGCTTCCATCCCTTCGCGGTCGGGTCGCCGGGGTTGGTCAAGGCGCTGTGGACATCGCACGGCTCGGCCATCTTGTCGTCGCCGACGAGGTGCCCGAACAGGCCGGTGGCGCCGTGCTTGAGCCAGTCGCGCACCTCCCGCTCGTCCTCGGGGTGGGCGTCGATCCATATCGGGCAGCGGTCTTCCCAGCCGCCGTTCATTTTGACGGTCATCTCGCCGTGGGCGCCGGTTAGGGTCGCGTGTAGCATGGGGTCATCCTTTCAAAAGTTCGGCCTTGGTCCCTCGGCGCTCGTCTCGGATGTCGCTGAACCCGCGCAACCGTGGGGAGCACGCCAGAACCAGATAGAAGTGCTCGAGGTCTTGCGTCGCGAACCGGGCGAGGGTTTCGGCGTTCGCGAACCGCTCCACGCCCATCGACAGGACTTCGGTGTCGCCCTGGAGTCCCCAGTCCTTGCCGACATAGGGGTGGACGAAGTGATCGGTGAAGGCTTGCTCCCACTCGTCGTAGCTCTCGCCTTTCAGCTTTTCCGGCACGTCCGATTTTCGGCGACCGATGACGAACTTGCGACACGCTTGGTCGCTCTCGAAGCTTTTCATGCTGTGGCCGAGTTCGTGGAACAGGACGGGCCTGTAGTCTGGGCGGTCGTGGCCGATGTTGATCAGCGCGCCGCCATCCGCGTGGCGGTCGTAAAATCCCCGCCCTTCGGATTTTAGCCGCCCGTGGGTTTTGAGTTCCACGACGCTGCCGATCACGCACTGGTCGATGCCGAACAGGGACGTGAAGTCGGCCAGGGTGTCGGCGATGGCTTTCTTTTTCGCCGCGTCGAGGGTGGCGACGGTATCGGGCGGGTATTTGTCGAACCCTTTCGGCTGCCCGACGCTGATGCCTTTCTGCTTCAGCTCTTTCTCCGGCGTCGTCCCTTCTTTCTTCATGCTGGCCTTGACGCGCTTCCTCATGGCGTCCAGCATCTTTTTGGCGAGCGCGGCTGGGTCTTTCGCGGGGGGTGTCAGGCTCTTTTGTTCGTCCTTGATCCGCTCTCTTTCGCCTTGAAGCTCGTTGATCCGGCCGAGCATGACTTTCCATGCCTTCTTGTAGCTGTCCTTTTCCCAGTTTTCGGGGGCGAGCATCTGGGTGAGGTTTTCGATTTCTCGGTTGATTTCGGTGAGGCGTCTCTCGGGGTCCGCCTGCTGCGAGTGGGCGGACATATCGCGGCCGAATCCGGGGACCAGTTCCTCGGCGATGGACCGGCCGCGCTCGATGACCGCCTTGATCGGCAGCTCGTCGAGGCTGGTCGGCTCCAGCAGTTTGTCGATGTCGGCGGCCGTCATGCCGTGCGACGCCCAGACCTCCGGGGGGATGGTCTCGCCCTGCATGGCGGCGAACCGGATGTGGCTGAGGTGTCCGCGCTTGATGATGGCGCGCTCCCACTCGTCGCCGTTGGTGTGCGGGAGCATGTCCTTTCGGCCGGTGGGCCTGTACTCGTCGAGGGTCATCTCCCATGACATCTTGGGCTTGGCGGGTTCTGGCGCCTTGTCCGGTGCCTTGTCCGCTTCCGCGAACAGGTCGCCGGTGCGCTCGTCCCGCTCGCGGCGGCGGTCGGTGTAGGCGCCCACGGTCGCGACTTTCCCGCTCGGCAAGCGTCGCGTGTGGGCTTTGACGTGAGTTTTAAGAAACAGCGCGCGGGCGTGGTCGGGGAACGCCTTGATCATCGCGGGGCGCTCTGCGGTCGCCAGCACCTTTCCCTTGAACTCGTCCATGGGCATGGCCGTCACCGGCCCCAAAAAGCGCGGGTCGTCGTAGTGCTTGAGGTAGGCGGCCTTGGCCTGGGCTTCGGTGTCGAACCCCAGCATCACCTTGTCCTCGTCGAAGCGGTCCCACTGCCCGGCTTTGCGCTGGTGGACGATGTAGGCGCGGCCGGCGTCCGGGTTCGGGCCGAGGTAGCAATCGACGTGATCCTTGTCCACGCCTTTGCTGCCGCGAATGTAGCCGTAGGCGTGAACCATTTTGGTCCGCCATTCGTGGCCGTCGCGGTCCACGCCTTTCCTGACGCTGCCGGCCGGGTTTTCGATGCTGATCTCTAGCCCCTGGAACCGGACGTGTCGCTTTTTGTAGTTTCCGGCTTCGATCTGCGCCGGGGTCGGCTGGCTTTTGTGCAGCGGCTTCCCGTCTTCGTCCCCTTCGTCCTCGGCGTGGGCTACGTAGCGCCGCTGGCCTTGGTCGTCCTCCAGGATGCAGCCCTCGGCGCCGTTTTCCACCAGCTTGAACTTCCGGTTCATCCGCTCCTTGACGCCCAGCACGCGCTCCCAGTGGACGCGGTACAGGTCACCCATCGGGCAGGTGGCGGTCAGGCCGTGCTTGCCGGTCGCCAGCACCTTGGCCGACATCGGGCCGCGCTCGGGGTGGCGAAAGTAGACGTGATCGCCCGGCTCAACATCCGGGTAGACCTCGGGCAGCGCCTCGGGCTTGGGCGTCTGGGGTTTGGGGGTCATGGGCGCGTCCAAATCCATCGGGTTTTCCCGGCGTCCCACACGCGCAGGGCGCCGGTCAAGTCTTGCATCTGCCGCTCCGTTCTCGGGTCGCCGTCCGGGGTGAATCGTTCGGCCGAACCCATTTCGCGCAAGCGGTTGGGGATGTTCTTCCTCTGCCACTGGCTCTTGTGCCAGACCTTCATGGTCTTGGGGTCGATGACCCGGTAGTCGGCGGGCAGCCGCCCGTCTTCGCGGAAACCGAGCGTTCCGTACAGGCCGCCGCCGAAATGCTGGTTGTCGGAAAACGACCAGACCGTCTCGGGGCGGGCGGTTTTGATGAACGCATTGAACAGCTTGGAGGCGCCGCCGCGCACGATGGCCGAGGTGGCGTATCGGGCCAGCTCCCACTCGCCTTCGCCCGTCTTGCCCCGTCGCGTCCCGCCGCGCGTGAACGACATGGCCGCCACCAGTTCCCTGTCGCGCTTGAGGCCGAAGTTCAGGATGGCGCCCCGGCAAGCCCCCTGTATGTGGTGGTCGGAGTAAAAGGCGTTGGCGTCTGAACCGCCGATTTCTTCGGTCGCGCACGCTCGGGCGTGGATGCGCGGGGATGGATCGATCCCCAGCGCGTGCAACAGGTGCCGCTTGACGACGCCCCGCCGCTTGAGCCAGTCGAAATCCCAGACGGTGATGAGGCGGATGCCGGCCGCTTCGGCGTGGCGGTGCTTTTGTTCCGTCGCTCTTTTGTCGCCTTCTATCCGGTCGCTGTGCCAGAAGCAGCCGTTGTATTCGATGCCGGTTTTGATGGGTGGGATGTAAATGTCGATTTCCATTCCGGGGGACAAAGCTCTCCGGTTATTTCTTTCGGTTTCAAACCCAAGAGATTCTATCCAGTCGGCTACTTCCCTTTCCCCTTTACTCGTGAATGACTCTATCCAGCACTGCTGGCATCCTTGGCCGCTTAAGTGCTTTGCCGCAATCTGCGTAAAGTTTCCGTGCTTTTTGCACGTTATATTTATTTTTTCAACGCTTTTTGTATAAACTGAATCGCGATATTCGTATCTTTCCCCATGTACCAATTTTGCCTTCTCTATAAATTCGTCTGTCGAATATCTCTGAGATTCCGCGTTCTGCTCGTTTCTGCATTTCCGGCAACATTTCCCCAACAAATGGTCTTCCGCGTTTTGCGCGAACTCTCCGTGAGTCGGGCACGTTATCATCACTTTGTTTTTTATCAGGGTGTATTCGGCTTGGTCATACTTGTAAAACCCGCCATGTATTTCCGTTGATTTTTTTATAAAATCTTCTGTATCCATTCCTTTACCGGCACACTTAGGGCATCCGGCTTTAGCTTTGTTCGGTGTGGCGTGGTTGCTTGGAAGTTGCCAAAAAGAACCGTGAATCTTGCAAATTATCTCAACTTTTACGAAAGACCTGATGTAGTTTACCTTTGAATAATCGTAGCGATCACCGTGCATGGCCTTCGCGTTCATGATGAAGGTTTCGGTGTCGATTGCCAGATTTTTTGACACTGATTCGTAATAGCATTTCGGGCATCCATGGCCTTTCAAATGAACGGTTGCGACTTGATTGAACTCCCCGTGGAACTTGCATACTATTTTTATTTTTTTGCCGCTCCCCGCGTATTCGGAAACCGAATAATCGTACCGATCCCCGTGAACGGCTTTGGCTCTTTCTATGAATATTTCCGTGTTCAGTTTACTCGCCATGCCATTAGCCACCTTGATGTATTTTGACAAGTTAATTATATCAAAATGGCGCGGTAATGTGTAATTTTTTACATGAATCCCTCTACTGATTGATCGAGAAAGCGCGGGGTTCATCGGTCATATCGTCCAGATGCGCGGCACGTCGAACGCCTTCCCGAACGGCTTGGCGTTCTGCCGCTCGTCGTCGCTCGGGGGCTGGTCGGGTCCGGGCTTCTGGCCGAATCCGGGCTTGCCGGGTTGCTGTCCCGGCTTTCCGCCGCCCGCCGCCGGCACGCCGCCGAAATCCGGCTCGGGCTGCTGCGGGGCGTTTTCTTGCATATATAACCCCATCAGATTGGGGTTGAGCGGCGCGTCGCCCAGCACGCCGCCCAGCGCGTCGTAGCCCTGCTCGGCTCTCAGTTCGTCCACCGTCATGATGAGCTTCTTGGCTTCCCACTCCTTTTCTTTGTCCTCTTCGTCTACCCCGACCCACCTGAACAGATACTTGTCGTCGAAGTCGGCGACGATGAAATCCGAAAAGATGTTCTCGAAATAGGACAGGAGCGGGCGCAATCCCTTGTCCTTGCTGTCGGCCAGCTTCTCGGCCGTGTCGCTGCCGCTCAAGCTGCTTTTCTGGGCGCTGAAACTCTCAAAATTGATTTCGTCAGGTGACATGCCGTAGATGGCGCATATCATCGACGTTAGAAAAGTCATCCACTTGGAAAACATCATCTCGTTGAAGTCCACGCCCACCGGCGCGAACTCGGCCTTGCTTTCCTGGTCCTTTGACACCAGCACCGGCAGGCTCCAGGCGTTGTTGATCCCCTTGACCATCTGGTTCCAGTACCGCTTGAACGCCGCCAGGTCCTCCTGGCCGAAGTCGCCGCACAGGTGGAGGATTCCACGGGGAATGGCGTTGTCGCTGAACCCTCGGATGTTCAGGGTCATGGCGTTTAAAAAACCCGTCACGGTGCGGATCAATAGCTCGCACTCGCCCAGGCCGTAGCCCGCGACCCGGATGTCCGTTCTCGGGTTGCGCGGCTCGTAAATCAGGTCGTTGTAGGTGTAGACGGTGCGGATCATGCCCTGCACGGCCTGGACCGCGAAAAACTCGTCGTCGCCGTGGTATCCCTCTTCGTCGCACAGGCGGATGGTGGCGCCGTCCACAGCGTACAGGCCATCGATGCCTTCCTTCATGTTCCGCTTGAACTCGGTCTCGATGGCGGCGGCGTCCATGGTCAGGCTGTCGCGGACCAGTTTCGCCATGAACTGCGGGAAGGCGTCGCGCTTCAAGCGGCGGCGCTGGCGCGGGTTGAACTCCCAGCCGCAATGCCGGAAGAACTGGCTCATCAGGTTGATGCTGGTCTGCTCTTCGGGC